GGATTGTCTAAACAATACGGGTATCCAGGAGACGTCGATCGGTTAATAGGTCCGAGTAGAGTGTCATTTCCGATTCCAGTTATGGCTTCCTCGTGGGTTAGTACAATAGGCAATCTGTTTGAATCACCTGCAGCGACTTGAAGTGTTTGTTCAACGTCACTTACAGCAATTTTCAACAGTGTGTTGTCTATAGGGGGTAGCACATTCAATACTTTTTGTATACCTTTTCGCATAGGGTCAACAAGTTCTCCAGAAGGGAGAATTGTTGGTCGTAAATACGCAGGTTTACACAAAGGTTCTTGAAGTGCTCCGCTTACTAGTGAGGGTCCTAACTTTGTTTTCGTTGGTACATTTGGCATTGCAAGTGCACCAAGTGACAAACAGTTTCCAACAGTAGTCAACGAGTTTGCGGGTAGTATATCTGCATATGCGGGAGAAGCTATCTCTGCTGCAAATGGTACTTTCCCACCAACAGTCATTCTTGTATCCTGTGCTTTCGCGCAGAATTTTGCAAGATTTCTGTCAACAAACTCTCTTGTAAGGGCTAGGGACATTCCGTTTCCTCTGTTTCCAGCAACATGAATACCTACGATCTTTCCACTAATGAGAGGGTTCTTCGCGTAAAGCAAAGCACCACAATCACCGGGTTGCGTATCCAAAGAGTACATTATTCCAATGTGAGCTCTATGGTATACTTGATCTTCTGTAGGGTAATGATCTTCTTGGTCTAGAATGTAAGCACTTTTTCCATGAAAAGTGTATACACTTGGAATGTTGTTCAACACTTTGATTCCACTAAGAACCACAGATCCTTCGTTAATATGGCACAGCTGGTTTGCTGAAACCAATTTCGAAAGGATACTGGGTCTAGCGATAGTGTTGGGGATTCCAATCAAGGCAAGATCAACAAGTCTGTCGTCAACGTCAGTACACTGAATGTACGTACATTGATCTAAACAAACTTGTATTCCATGTTGTTGGTTGAGGGGTATAACTCTGAAGTTTCGGGAGTCTGTTAATTTGAGTGTGTGAATAAAGTGATTTGGTACTAATAGTACACGGCCGAGCAAAAAGTGCGCGTCCATTGAACCTTTAGCATCACATATTTCTACACGTACAGCATTTTTAACAGTTACACTTTCCCATTGTTCGAGTTGTACACGATCATGAATCTGTGCACGTAAAGCCAATTTATTATTGACGTTCACGTATACAGGGGCTGGTACTTCTTCCTCACGACGAATTCTCGTTGTGAGTTGTTCTGCGTAGTTCTTCACTGGAGCAGCACGAGTCCAAGTTTCCTTGGATTCTGCAAAATTCCGTTGTGGTGCGTCTCGAGTATAAGTTTCCTTAGACTCTGCAAGCTTTGTGTAGAGGTTAGTTACATTGCGT